TGGGGTTCTGGCGGTCCGCTTTAAAGTGGAATCAGCCGGTGAAGATTCACCAATGTTAGGTTATAACGATATAATAATTCCACCCTATACCCAAGTTGAAGTTGTTAGCCAATCTGACAATAATAGCGCGGGTCGAATAACCACGTGTTCTATAACTGGTCGGATCTATAAATGACACTTTCGACGGGGCCGAGCCTTAACTTTTTTGGTGACCACATGTTTGCCTGGAGCGGCCAAAAAGCATTAACGGCAGGTGCTACAACCCTACTCGACTTTATTTCTCCAAATAGATTCTATACTGTAGTCACAAACGTATCGTTTGATTATAGTGGGTGTTCCGCAGGTGATGTTTTGTCCTGGTCACTCCAAGGGAACGAAGAGGCATTACATGTCTCCAAGTTCTTAATCATTGACGCAGGGATCGGGCCCCAATTCCCCAATCTATACTATACTATACCACCCAATACAGGGATGAAAGTCCTGGCAACAGGCCCAACGGGGTCCATGACGTCCTGGAAGGGAAAGAGGTACAATAATGCCACGATACTGTCCAGAATGCGGTGTTATGCTAGAACAGATAGATCGCACCAGAAAAATGGCACCACGTTTTGAAGCATTAAAACCAAAACCAAAGCGTAAACTAAGCGCCTGGAATAAATACGTTAAAGCGAATTCCAAGAAGCCACGCTTCCGATATCGTAACGGTAAACTAAATCTTAAGAAAATGGCGGTGGCGTTTCGTAAGACTCCACAGGGCAAGAAGAAGAGGCGCTAATGGGACGTCCCCTTTACGAAGCTGTACCCGATGATGTTGATATCATTAAATTGACAATCGGTCAACGTGATGCCTTAACCAGATATAAGAGACACGAAAATATAAATACATTTTTAGGAAACGAATCAACGCCAAAACTTATTTTTGGCGGGATTGCACTCGCATCCTTGCCGATAGTGATCCCCGTTATTATTTCTGCTTTGGCCAAACAGATACCCCAAATTCCAGAAGGTGCCGAAGAGGCTATTGATACCCTGACTTTCATAAAAGACCTAAACGAAGCTGTAGGTGAAATAATAGTGCCTGGGGGCGGTATATTATTCAAGGGAGAAGCACAAGACTTCTTTACTTATTTTATTTAAATTAGCCCAAGATGCTGGATTAACCAAGGTCGTTAAAACCAAACAAGAAATTTATGGTAAGTATTACACAGAAGCTGGGGCTGGATTGAGAGCCGAAGAAGGCCTTGGTCTGTAGTGGTTATTTCAGCTTTAGAACTTTTGGGTTACTTTATTGCCTGGTCATTATTCTATTTTGGAATAAGTCATTACATCGCCAAATTGAGTAAGGATAAATGGGTTGAATGGGCGAAGTCATCCGATAGTGATGATGATCTCTTAATTATTCTGGAACCAATTGTAGATGAGATTGAAGGCCGAACTCACGAAATGCTTGAAACTTTCCAATCTTCTTTTTTTGGTTCCCTGGGCGCAGCATCTAAAAAAATGGATGATGCCACTGGTCAAAGTACAATCAAGGCAATAACAAAAGACAACCCCATCATGGGCCTGGTTGCAGAGATGTTAATGAAAAGAAGCGGCCTAGAAGGGCTACTAAACACCCAGAATAGCCCCGAAGTAGGGGTAAAACAGAATCAAAAGAGCCCTGGACTAGGCCTAAAGTAAAGAATAATGTATAATATAATATAATACTAATATAATATATACTGATAATAACTTGTACGTCGGCCTCTAGTTTCAATAAAATATATATTTTTTGTGTTTGTGTATCACGCACTTCTTTTATTTTCAATATATACAGTATATACTAAATAGGGGTTCTTCTATGTAGGTATGGAGAGATAAAATGGTAAACAGCAATAGAAGTATAGGGCGTTGTATTCGTTGTAATGCAAACACCAGGTCATATATTGGAAAGAAGGTCACAGTAAGAGGGCAAGTCGGTTCAGTACTTTGTAAACACTGCGCGGGGGCGTTAGATGGATAAAAAGCCTTTTTGTTTTTGTTGTGACATGCCCCGACATAAGCGTGGTTCTAAGTGGTGTGTGAAATAATGGGCGGTATAAGTTCGGGTCGACATCCGCATTATGGCGGGCCGCTAAAGCAGGTTGCCCTCAAGTTTCCTACTAACAGTGCCTGGTATCTTTTAGCAAAGCGGATATGTCGCTACAAGGAGATCTCTTTTAACGAATTTGTTAGATTGTTAGTAAAGAAGGACGTTCAGAACTTCAAATATACTAAGATGTGGCCCTGTGAATGTACTGATTTAAAGGGGACAGTACAATATAACTTTAAGAGACTTCATTATTGTAATCAATGTGGCAAGTATCAGACCGAGTTCCACGAAGGTTTATATAACAGAAGTAAGTAACGCCACTATCCATGGTAAGAAGGCGTAATAATAACAGACGTAGAGCTCCCAGAACTTTTGGGATCAACGTAATCGAAACTGGGACTGCTTTAGCTCTTTTAACACAGACAAATGCAGGCGTAGCAGCCCAATCATTTTTAGCAGGTAATCTTAACGCGGGATTGAGCGTTTTATCAAAATCGGCACAATCCAACAAGCAAGCGATCATAAAAACGCTCATAGGGAGCATGGTTGCCAAGATTGCAGTTAAAACATTATCACGAGGTTCACCCGTTTTGGCGTCCTTGGGGCCCATAAAAATCCGCGCGTGAAGGAGTAAAATATGTCAATAGTAGTAACAAGAACGAGTGCAGCGCTAAGCGCAACAACCAGTTTTCAAAGCATGACCAGCCAGTTCGCAAGTTCAGGCTTAAGTTTGGTAGTTCCAACAGGGGTTTCACAAATAAGTTCCATATCTATGGGAGTTAGTAGCGTTGGGACTGGAGCAGACTTCTGTTCAGGATTCAAATTAACGGGGACGGCACTCCAAGAAGGAGATGCAACCTTTATGGGACCTGCAATCGCGCAGGCCGCAAGTGGTGGTACTGGAGTAGCTAACTGTGTTACACAGGAAAAGACCGCCTTGGGCGTAACTTCTGGTAATACCCTGGATATTCAGGTAGCTGTAACAACTGCAGCAACAATCGACGCAACCTGCACGATTCAATTCGAGTAATTAATCAATGCCTGAAGGCGTTGGTTATGGACCGCAGAATACAGCCTCGGTAGGTTTAAACCTTAATATTATTGGAAGTCACGCATACGCCTATGCTATTAGCGAGGCGGCTTCAAGTACTAGCGATACCCGACTATCTTTTGAAACAGGCAGTTATTATTTGGTTGGGCGTTTTACTGCTAATGCTTCTGCTGATCCAACTGGTTTGGATAATGGAAACATCACAGCCTGGAGTATAAGTTTTAATGGGGTTCTGGCGGTCCGCTTTAAAGTGGAATCAGCCGGTGAAGATTCACCAATGTTAGGTTATAACGATATAATAATTCCACCCTATACCCAAGTTGAAGTTGTTAGCCAATCTGACAATAATAGCGCGGGTCGAATAACCAC